TTCCGCCCGCGTCGGAATAGATCTTCACGAGCTGGTGCGGACCTGGCCCGACGCCGATGATGTGGTCGCCCGCGCTGGTAGGCACGTTCGGCGACGCAGCGGACGAATAGTCCTGCCAATCCTTGAACCGGAAGCCGTGCAGCCGCCCTCGCCGCGCCTGGAAGAACCGCAGCACCTGATGGAAGTCGGCCAGCTTCTTGATGCCAGTGGCGATGTTCCAGCGGTGGCGGGCGTTGACCCAGTTCTGGTTGCGCTGCTCGGCGCCGGTGGAGAGCGTGGTGACTGTGGTGGACCAGACCGGACCGCCGGTGGCGCCATAGGCGATGGCGTCGGGAAAGCGGACCTCGTGGAAGGCGGTCATCTGAGGCGGGCTCCACGGCGGACGGCATCGCCAATGGCGGCGGCGACCTGGGCGCGGGATCGCCGGAAGCCATCAACGTCAGGGCTGGTGATGTTGATGGTGATGGCCATGGACTGGCCGGCGGCTTCGACGCCCAGGCGGCCATCGCGGGTGCGGCGCAGCGGCATGATGGCCTCGGATCCGGCTTCGCCCATCAAGCCGATGCCGCGCGCGAAGGGGAACAGCACCGGGCTGTCCACCACGCCGCCGCGCGCGAAGGGGACAACGCCCATCCGGTCCAGAACGGCCCCATTGGCGGCCTTGAGCCCGCCGCCGCCGGAGAACAGCCCGAAGCCGGTGGCGATTGCCTTGCCCAGGTCGAAGGAGCCGCCGCTGCTGCCGCCGAGCAGGCTGCCAAGAGCGTTCGTCAGGGGCTCGGTGACGGTCCGGCGCAGGACCAGGCGGGAGAGGTCGGTGGCGAGGCCGCGCAGCACGTCGCGCAGCTTCTCGCCACGCAGCACGGCATCCTCGAAGGCGGAGGAGAAGGTAAGCCCCAACTCGCGGGCGGTGTCGGAGGTGCGCTCGGTGGCGTCGCCAACCTGACGGTTGGCCGCCTCCAAGGCTTCCAGCGCCGCCACCGCCTCGCGCTGGATGGCTTCGTCGGGGATCGGGACGCCGAACCGCTCCGCGCGCTCGGCCAGCCTGCCGAGGCTTTCAAGCCGCCGCTGGTAGCGTTCATAGGCGTTCTCGTTCGCCTGGATGAGCCGCTCGCGCTCGCGGAGGATGTCGTTGACCTCGCGCTCCGCGTCGCGCTCGTCGTTCCGGGCCGCAGTGACACGACGGCTGGTGCCTTCCAGCTTGCGGAGCGCCTCGTCGCGCTCGGTCGTGGCCAGCCCTTCCAGCCGCTGCCGCTCGGCGGCGTCGATGGCGCCGGCTGCTTCCGCTTCGCGCAGCCGACGGAGCCGCTCCTCATGCTGCCGCTCGATCCTGAAACGGTCGTCGAGGTCGCGGCGAAGGTCGAGAATGTCCTGGGTGGCGCGGCGGCGACGGGCATCGGCGGCCTGCTGGCTGGCGCGGTCCTGCTCCTCGATCCGGCGGGCCAGGGACTCCCGCTCGGCGGTCTCGATCTCGGCGAGGATGCCGAAGTAGGAGCGGCGCAGTTCCTCGAGGCGCTGGACGCGATCAACGCCTACCTGCGCAGCAGCGGCTGCGACCAGGCCAGGACGGATTGCGTTTCGATTGGGTTGGTTCTGGACAACCGGCAGTCCAACCCTCTCGGATTCCATCTGGCCGATCTGGCCGGCCAGCACCTGGGCCTGACGCCGGAGGTCGTCGAGGCGCTCGCCCTCGTCCAGCAGGCCGGCACCACGGCGCGCGCTGTCCACCGCGCGCGCGGCGGCGGAAAGGGCGCGGGCGAGCGCGTTCGACAGGCCGACGGCGCGGTCGAGCTGGCCGAGGAAGTTCTCCGTCGCGGTCGAGAGCTGCCCGAAGGCGCGGCCGAGGGAGAGTGGGGCCTGTTCCAGCGAGGTGCCGACACGCTCGGCGGCGCGGATCAGCGCCGGAAAGACCCGATCGGCGGTGAGCTTGCCCTCGGAGCCGAGCTTTCGCAGTTCGCCGATGGAGACGCCGAGTTCCTTCGCCAAGGCCTCGGCGAGCAGCGGCATCTGCTCCAGCACGGAGCGGAGCTCATCGCCCTGTAGCACGCCGGAGGCCAGCGCCTGGCCGAGCTGCAGGGTGGCGGCCGATACCTCCCCCGCGGAGGCGCCGGAGACGATGGCGACGCGCTGAAGGCCGGCGACAAGGCGGACAACCTGCTCGGAGGTCGCGCCGATCTCCCGGCCGGCGATGGCGAAGCGCTGGAAGGCCTCGACGCCCTCGGAGACGGCGACGCCGGTCTGCAGGGCATTGCGATACAGGACCGCGTAGATCTCGGAGGCCCGGCTGACGGAGCCGGTGGCGATCTGCAGGCGGGAGAGGCTCTGGTTCAGCGCGTCGCCGGCCTGGGCCAGCGCGCGGACGCCGGCGGCGAGGCCAGCGACCTGCACGCCGCGCACGGCAACGTCGAGCAGGCTGAGGCCGCGGGCAGCGCGATCGGCGCCATCCTGGATGCGGGCGAGGCTGCGATTGCCCTGCTCGCCAACGTCACGGAGTTCGGCCTTGACCTTCGCGGCATCGTCCAGGGAAAGCCGGACGGAGACGCGGCGGGTGGCGTCAGCCATGCGCTACCCTCCCGGGTCGGTTGTGGCGGCCTGTCGCGCCGCGAATCCCTCGGCCATGCCGGTGAGGAATGCCGCCAGGAGTTCGGCGGCAGCCCAGCCGGTGGCGCCGAGTTCGCGCGCAGTGGCGAGCGCGCTGGCCATGTCCAGCGTCGCGCCGCCCATGGTCACGACAATGCAGGCGGTGCCAGCGGACCAGACGGCGGCGCCCTGCACGGTCGCGGGGGCGTGGGTCGAATAGGGGCAAGCGTCGGCGCACTCGCGGCCAAGCGCGTCGCAGCCGCGGCAATAGTCCGGTCCTTGGCCGAAATGCCAGGCGGCGCGCGCCCTCAGGCGTTTCCCTCGATGGCCACGGCAGCGACGGGCGCGGTGGCCCGATCCCAGAAGGCAGCAGCAATGTCGTCGAGGTCCATCAGGCGCTCGACGGCTTCCGGCGAGAGCGGCAGCGGGGAGCCCGAAACATCGCCGACGCCGTCCCAGGCCGTGACGGCGTGGCGGGCGAGCGCTTTGACCAGAAAGGCGAAGGCGAGGCCGCGGGCCATGTCGGGATCGAGGTCGGGCGTGGCGGCCTTGATGGTGCCGAGGCGGCGCGACGCTGCAGCCTGCGCGGCGGCCATGACGGCGGTCGTCACGGGCTGGATTTCGACGCGCACGCCGCGCGGCAGGTCGAGCCAGTACGGCCCTGTGGGAAGGTCCAGGGTCAGCATGCTATGGTGCACTCCAAGGATGGAACCGGCCGGCCGCAGCCGGCCGTGGGAAGGAGATCATGATGGGTAAGGTCAGCCGCCGACCTGACCTCGAAGCCTTCGCGGAACAATGCGTGGCCTCCGGCCGCTACGGCGATCTGGAGTCCGTGGTGGATGCCGGCCTCGCTCTGCTGCGCGAGCGAGAGAAGCAGCGCGCCGCGTTCGTGGCATCGCTGGAAGCTGCTGAGCGCGAAGCCGACGAGAAGGGTTGGCTGGAGATCGAGGAGGTTATTGCCGCACTCGATGCTGACGAGGCGGCGGAGCGTGCTCAGGAGGAGACGGCTCGCCGTTCGTCGCCCTGACGCGGCCAGCCGTCTTCGCGCCAGCGGCGCTGGCGGATCTGCGGGATGCGCGACAGTGGCTCCGGGCTGAAAATCCCGCAGCTGCAATCGCCCTTCGAGACGTTGTCTTGCGTGCTGCAAGACTGCTCGGCGAGCAGCCTCTGCTGGCGCCGGAACGCCCAGAGCTCGCACCACCGCCGCTTCGGGTGATGGTGGTGCAGGGTTTTCCCTACCTGCTCATCTACCGAGTCCGCTCCGATGGGCGCCCGCGCATCGTCCGGCTGCTGCACAGTTCTCGCGACGTGCCGCCCTTGCTCCGCGATGCTCCGGAATAACCGTCTCCAGAATTACGCATACTCGCTGGCCGCCTGCTGGTTCCGCAGCACCACGGTCATCATCCGCGTTGCCGTGGTATTGAACGCGGCGCGGAATTCGAAGCTGGCCTCGACACCGGCGGGTCCCTCGATCGGTGTCTTGGCCAGCGCGAGATAGACCTCGTGCAGCGTGAAGGTGAGGCTGCGGTTGGCATCGATGGTGTAGGCCAGCGCGAACTCCGCCGCCGTCCCGTTCTGCGCCTGGGTGAGCAGCGTGGTGTCCGCGAAGCGCACGGTGATCTGGCCGGTGGCCCGGGCGATGCCAGGATCGACCCCTTCGACCTTCCGGTCGGCGCGGATGGTGCGCACCATCTCCATGCCGTTGGCATAGCTCATGCGCGCGCCGGTGACCTGCGCGAGCGGCGAGCCGTTGCGGCTGATCGAGCCCTGCGCCTTGTGGAAGGCGGTGTAGGCGGCGGTGGTCGGCGTGCCGCCGCCGCTCGTGCCGCTGCGCACCGAGCCCTGGCCCATCAGCCCGAAGCCGGCCGTGGCGGCGCCGGTCGGCGAGAAGTCGATTTCCAGCGTGTCGGCGCGCACGCCGGTGCAGACGTCGTAGGAGGGCACGTCGGGATAGCCGATCTCGACGCTGTTCGAGGGCAGCGCGGCGGCGCCGGAGCCGTAGGTGTGGATGAAGTTTGGGTTGGTGCCCGTGGTGGTGGGCGGGCCCAGCAGCAGCCGCAGCCAGTGGCCGATGTTCACCAGATCCACCGGCACCACGGCCTGGCCCTGCACGGTGACGATGTCGAGGAAGGGCGCGGCGGGATCCCGGTTGCTGCCGACGCCGATGACGTCCGCGTCCAGCAGCGGCTGTTCCGCGCCGAGGTCGCAGGAGAGGAAGGGCATGCGCCGCCAATTGCCGCCCGGCGCGGTGCCGTAGGTGACTTCCGGGATGGTGAGCAGGCGGCAATTCGCGCCGATGGCACGCGGCATCGGTGTTCTCCAGCGGCATGAGGGGGATGGTCAGGCCAGCGGCGAGCCGGCGACCGTGAAGGACAGCGTGACAGGGAGGAGCGCGGCACGGGCGGCTGCGGCGCCCTCGAACTCGACGTCCTGGAACTCGGGCGCCCCGGGCTGCGCCCATTCGACGGCGCCGCCGAGCGTGCGGTCGGTGGTGATGGCTGCGGCGATATCCACAAGCAGCGCGTCGAGCAGCGCGACGCGCGCGGCTGGCGTCGCGCCGGGGACGGTGATCTCGACTTCGGCGCGATGCTCGATCGCCCAGGTCAGCGGCGAGAGGATCGGGGTCTCCTCGATGGTCTCGCCGTCGCGCAGCACGACGAGCCCGCCTGGCGGTAGCCGCTGCGGGATAGTCTCGCCGCGTAGCATCGCGGGCGCGGGGCTCCGGCTCGCTAGCGCCGACACGATGAGGGCGTGCAGCGCCGCGATGGCGCTCTCGCGCATGCTCATCCCGCCGACCTCCCGCTCTCGCGCTCCCAGGCGGCGACGAATCGTCCCGGCAGCCGGCGCAGGCCGCGCTCAGCGGCGCCCTTCACGTCGAGGCGCTTGGCCAGCGTCACCTGCGGCAGCAGGAGGAACATCGGCACGAAGCCCTGGGCGAGCAGCGACTGCTGCCAGGCCGCCGCGCCCTTCCGCCGCGCCGTCGCTACCGCTGCGATGCCGCCGGCGATCAGCGGCGCGCGACGGCGCCCCGTCCGCTCGCCCTGCCGCACCGGCAGGCACCACACGAAGCCACGGCCGGACTTGAACGGCCGCAGGAACCCCTGGCCCGAGGCGACCATCTGCTGCGGCGTGACACGCGGCTTGGCGCCGCGCCGCCCACCCTGGCGGTTGAAGCCGGTCGGAATGGCGAGGAACCTCCGGCCTCCCTTCGGCCGGATGGTAACCCCGCGCTCGAATGCGTCGATCACATTCGGCACCTTGGTCCAAACCAGCCCCGCAGGTCGAAGCGACTGGCCCGTGCGGGGGAAGATCTGCGACCGCCAGGCATTGGCGACGCCGCGAGCATTCCCGCCGAAGCTGCTGGTGACCTGCTGGCGCAGCTCGGCCTTCACCTGGTCCGTCTCGGCCCGCACGGCCGACATGGCGGCGCGCTCGCCGGCGCGCACCTCCGCGGCGAGCACCTGCCGCAGGTCGCCGACGATCGCGGTGAGCCTCACGGCCGCGGATCCTGCGGCGGCAGGCCAGTGCGGTGCCGGATCACCGCGACGGCGAGATCATGCAGCGCGGCCTGCCCCAGGTAGCCGAACACGAAGGCAAAGAGGAACCGCCCGTATTCGTTGAACTCGAGCAGCCCGCCGAGCGCATAGCCGGCGCTGCCGACGAGCGCCGCGGACGGCACCTCCCAGACCAGGCACCACCCGAAGCGACGTCGCTCCGGGTTGTTCCAGCGGACGAAGCCGCCGGCGAGGCCGGCCGCGGCGCCCAGCGCGAGGTCGAGCAGCATGCTCCAATGGCCGAGGCTGTTCTGGGGCATGGCCGGCTCCTATCGCTGGCAGAGGACGCGCCAGGCCACGCCGGCGGCATCGCGCTCGACGTGCTGGACGGTGAGGATCTCGGCGCCGAGGGTGAACACGTCGCCGGGCTCGATCGTGGGCAGCACAGCGATCGGCAGCGTGAGCACGTCGGTGGCCTGGATCAGCGTCGTGCCGAAGGCGTCGCGGAGCTGGTCGGGCGAGGACCGGAGCACGCGGAGCGCCACCGCCGGCCCCCCGCCGCGCTGCCAGGTGGCGTCGGTCCCGAGGTTCGGATCTGCGGCCAGCACGGCGAGCGCGGCGTCGAAGGCGGTCACTGCGCGCCCTCCGGTTGGTTCAGCCGGCGGACAGCCGCCAGACGGCCAGCACAGTCGGCATGGGCTGCGTCATAGGAGAGCAGCAGCTCCGCCACCTGCCCCTGGGTCAGGGGCTCGGCGTCGGGCAGGACCGGCGGCGCCGCACAGATCAGCAGCGCGTCAGGGAGGCGGAGCGGCACCAGCCGGATCTCCGGTGGCGCGGCCGGCGCGCAGGCGCTCGACAGCATCGCGCAGCACAGGGGCAGCGCCCGTCGCATGGCTGGGGTCACGGCGCAGGGCCTCCAGATTGGTGCCGAGGCGGGCGGCCTGGGCGAGGGCGCGCTCCGCCTCGCCCGCCAGCGCGGCGATCTGCCGCGCATGCTCGGCCGTGGCCTGGGC